TAGGAATCTCTCATCCACGGTGTCAGGAAGACCGGACCACTCAAACATGTTGATGCAGATTTCCTGCAACCGTGTCATGTAGTCGATGAATGTGTCATTGTTGAGCTTCTTAGCTTCCCAGCTTCTACGGGGTCTCTGTAGCGGATTGAACCGCTGAGGTGGTAAAACTGTTCCGGGCATTTTCTCACTTCCTTATTTAGCTGGATTTTGAATGGAGTAATCACCGACAGCATCTACATGCCACAGGCGAATCCCCCGGGAGAAAGCGGCACGAATTACCGCCATACCTTCGACAGGCACAGAACCGTAAATGCAAGGTCGGTTGAGCTTCACATAGTTCCACGCCACACGGGTATCCAAATTAGGAACCTTGACCTTATTTACCTGATAGCCAAACATATCAAAGAAGGTATCAAACCGTTCAAGTGTTTCCTTGTCGGGGCACATACGCCGGAAATCAAACCCATGGAGCCCCATAGCAAAGGTGAGAATGTCAGTAGGAGGAGAACCACGGGAACTCTGTCCCTTTGTGTCGAAAATCTCGCTCAGGTCTCCTAGCTGAGTTCCAGCCTGAATTGCTCTTGCACCGGCTTGCATAGCTCCACTCATTGTGGGGCCAATAGCGGCAGGAGCGGCAGGTCCTACAGCGGTGCTCAAAGCGGCAGGGGCAACAGCGGCTCCGGCCGTTACTACGGTAGCGGCGATAACACCAGCAACCTTTAGTGCGCCTTTAATGGCAGACGCAAGATATCCCATACTGTTCCATGTGCAGTGAACAACTTGGTTAAAGGGGAGGCCATAATCGATGCCACGTTTACCGACATCTGTACTTCCCATATACCTAGGTACGAACATCATAGCGAACTCCGGGTTGTAGGCAACATGAACCTCACCCTCGAAGGTGGTGCCGTTAACGTACTCAGGTAACCACTTCATTTCCTCGCCGGAATGAGAATTGCCATGGATATAGGTGAACTGAGAGTTCAGGAGTTTCTTGTTTCTGATGGTGTAAGCCCCGGTTGGAGTAGTGAAGACTTCTCCCGTGACATCAATTGTGGTGGTTACGCTTTTCTTTTCCGTGCCAGAGCTAGCCTTAGGTGCCCCCGGGGACATGAACACATCAACTATGCTATCTTGTGCATCAACAGCGGCAAGAGCAACAATGAATGCGTTAGCATCTGTGGCACTTGTAAATGTTTTATAATATGCCCCAGAATAGATGCCACTATAGAACTCTCCGTCAGGTGTGAAAATTGCGGTAGTAAGTTTGCTAGGAACTAGTGCCATAACTATGGTCGGAGCAGTTTGCAATCCCATACTCGTCATGTCAACGACAGAGAAAGTGGTTTGGTCGTATGTCCAGTTGGGGACCTGTAAAGGCTCTGGTGTAAGGTTGGCGAATGGCTTGTCTTCATCGGCGCTAGCGTGTTCACGTTCAACAAAACTAGCCTTAATACTCAACTCAAACATGAAGGATTGCAGATAATCAATTTCATACACAATTTCTGTGTTATTGGGGTTGATATAGTTTACCTGCTTGATGAATGCGTAGAACCACTTGCTACCGTAATTTGTGTTCCGAAACATCATGTAATTACAGTCATAGAGGTTATCTGCAATCATAGGCACCCGACAGGTGAGAGCCACACGAGGCTGAGCGATACCGTTATTGACACGCTGATAAGTCAGGTCAGTAAATGTATACTTAGCTTTACCGTTAAAGAAACCCGTCTGGTCACCAGCACTAGAAAACCAGCGCGTGTCCGTATAGGTATCGTCAAGCGGCACATTCTGCAAAATCTTGACTACAGTATTAGGTACATAATCTGCCATGATTACTCCTTTCTATAAGGGGAGGAAAATCCTCCCCTTATATTAGGCGGTGACCGTCACAGTCTGAGAGGCAGACTTGGCGGGATTGAAGGTGGAGATTGCACGGACAGTCACAGCATTGCTGGTTTCATCAGCGCCAATCGTGAGCTTACCGTTACCGTCAATCACGGTGTTGGCAGAAGAACCACCATTGACAGACCAGGTAACACCACTCTGACCAATCTGGGCACCCTCAACGTTAGCTACGAACTGGCCGGAAGCGCCCTTCTTGATAGAGGACGGGCCAGTGAGAGTAACTTTGAAATCAGGATTCATAATCTGAACCGTGAGGGTGTCAGTCTTGGAGGGGTCATACAGCGAGGTAGCAGTGATGATAAGAGTGCTGTTCGACTCATCGGGCGGAATCATAATCTTACCAGTCCAGTCAATCTGAGCACGGACGGGCTGAGAGCCAGATACAGACCATGCGACACCCTGGGGAGCAAGAGCCGTGCCGGTGACAACGGCGGTATACTGAGCAACATCACCCAGACTGAGAGTAGCAGGGCCAGTGATTTCCACACTGTTGATAGACTGAGCGGTGGTGGTAAAGATGAGAGCGTTAGCGAAGGGAGAGGTAGAGAAGGTCTTCCACACATGGTAGAAGTAATTCCAATACAGACCCTCGCCGTTGTAGTTCTCCGTGAAGGACATGAGGTTGTCGAACACCATGAACCAATCACGGTCAACCAGGGCGGCCACACATCCGGTCAGTTCACCGAAGTTGTCGATAAGGACACGCTGACCCATAAATTCAGCCTTGCTCATGTTGAAAGCAGAGGCCAGAACTTCCACGTCGATGACAGCATCGAAAGCAGCATCAAGGATGAGAATCTGGTCAGCCTTCTTGGAGAAGTTCATAACGCCCATAGCGTTGTACTTGCTGGACATGAACTCAAGCTGATTGCTGACGGCCTTAATCTTGGTGACAATCTCCTTGGCGGTAGCCGCAGAGGGAGCGGGAATCACGATGGGGTACATACGCCCAGTGCTGGCCTCCTGTTCAACCAGGTGCTTCATGCACAGGAACTCGTCGAACTCAGACCCAGTATACATGCTGTCCACAATACGGGCAATCAGGTCGGTGATACCCTCCATAGAGAGGAACGCCTGACGAAGCTGGTCCTGAGAGATGGTGGCCTTGTAGAAGTTCTGATAGTTCATCTTGTGGAACACAGCGGCCACGTCAGGAATCTCCCTCTTGAAGACAGTCTTCTCAGCAAGGATGGGGTCAAAGGGATGAGCCTTTGCAATGTTCACAAAGATTTCCTCGATGGTCTCACCATATTCCATCATGCCCTTCTTGAAAACCCGAAGGGGGTTTTCATAGGACTTGGAGGTGATGATAACACGGGCAATGCGATTGACCAGGGCATTCAGGAACTCGTTCTGAGTGGCCTGGTACTGCATCATGGCGTTACCGATTTCCCGGATATTATCCTGTGTAGCGACAGGAATCCGCTGGCGGTAGGTGTCACTCGCACTGTTGCGAATGGCATTGAGGATGTCCACGCCGTTGTGTTTGAGCGTGGCGGAATTAGGCTTAACGGGCATTTACTTTTCCTCCTTTTCAAATAAATCGTCAAAAGAAATAGTCTCCGCCTGGTCAGTTTTTGGTTCCGGCGCGGAGGGTTCAATAGGTTCAGGGTTGCCACCAAAGAATCTCTCACGATATTTGGTCTGTATATCTCTGTATTTCTGTTCCCACCTAACACCGTCCTTATCCATGACGTCGGCGTCAGTATGCGTGTTACCACTGCCACGCTCAGTGTCGTCCTTTTGAAGGTCAGCAAGGGAGTTCATGATGTCCTCATTATCCCCGGACAACTCGCTGATTTTAATGTAGATTGCTTTTCTCTCATCTGCTGTTAATGACATTGTTTCTTTTCCTCCTTTATTTACTGTATTTTGGTCTAATAGCACAAGTAATATACTTGCTATTCCTGGAACGAGGCATGACGCAACCGCCATTGGAATCGTCACGTTTGCTGGTGTTGCCCTCAATGGTATAAACTAAGCCCCCGTTGACGGCGGTAACAATACCGCAATGTTCGGTTTTCTTCTTTGCCCCAGACCAATCGAAGAATACGATGTCGCCGGGTTTGAAGTTCTCATATACCAATTGAGATGGAGAATTGGAACGATAGCGATTCACTAGCGTAGTGCAACTGGCGGTTTTGTAGAGGTTGAATCCTGCTTCCTTAAAGACCCACCAAATGAACATGAGGCACCAAGGCTGACCATTTAGTCCGTATGCTTCGCCATACTTCTGCTTGTTGCTATTGGCAGGATTCTCTGTCATTCCTATTTGCCAGATAGCCACCTGTAACAGGGTTTCCAGCGTCTTAGGTCTGAGTGTTTTCATTGGCAGTCTCCTTTGTCAGTTGTTTGACGAAATAGAAGGTGATGACCATTGTATAGATGTTCATAAAGTTCTCAGGTAGATTTCCCTTTACCGTGAGAACGCAGAACGTAATGGTCAGCGCAATGGTCACAAGAGATTTGACCGTCAGGAGATTTGCAAGGTATTCCCAAATGATTTTCATTGTTCATTCCTCCTTTCCCTTGATTTTAATTCCAGCCACCAGGGCCAATTCAAGGGTCCAGGCAGAGAACCAAGCTACGATGAGGGAATCAGGGACAACGTGGTCATAGTAGCTAAGGAGGAAAGCGGCAATCGTGAAGAGCCATATGCTGATGATTGCGGTTAATAAATAGCGGTCTCTCTTTCTCATAAGTTCACCCCACTTAGTAACCAGGCTATAAAGCCGCCAGCAAGTAAAGTGATAGTCCTATCAATTAGGGCATTCCAGCGTTTACCGGGCATACTAGTAAGACCCTTAATATCTTTCTTGATTTCCTTGACATCTTCTTTCATGTTAGATTGATTTGTCGCCAATGATTCTACGGAGAGTGCTAGTTCTGTGAGAGCCTTATTGCTCTCTTCCAGCTTGTCGATACGCTTGCCGTGGTTATTACATTGGTCTTCAATATGCTGAACCTTCATAGCCAACTCGTCCATGCGCTTGCCCTCCTAAAAGGATTTGTTCCTTTTTATTCATTGTAACATAAGTCTTGACTTTTGTCAAGAGCTATGTTATAATGAATCTGGGAAAGGAGTGAAATTCTCTATGCCTGAATATTATGATGGAACAAAATTGCTGTCAATGTTGGACATCAACGGAGAGCGTCCTGAGATTTATATGGTAACGACAAATAGAACAGGCGGTAAGACTACGTATTTTAACCGCCTGTTGGTTAACAAGTTTTTGAAGGGGCAGGGCAAATTTGCCCTTCTTTTTCGGTACAATTACGAACTTGACGATTGCGCTGAGAAGTTTTTCAAAGACATTGGCAGATTATTCTTCAAGGGTAGCGAAATGGAAAGCAAGCGAAGAGCAAATGGCATTTACCATGAACTGTTCCTTGACGATGAAAGCTGTGGGTATGCTATTAGCTTGAATAGCGCTGATACAATTAAGAAGTATAGCCACCTGTTTAGCGACGTAGAAAGAATGATGTTTGATGAGTTCCAGTCGGAGACAAACCATTATTGCGCTGATGAAATAAGGAAACTCTTGAGCATTCATACTAGTGTAGCACGTGGTCAGGGTAAAATGGTGCGATACGTCCCGCTGTACATGTGTTCCAACCCTGTGAGCATCATCAACCCCTATTATGTCGAAATGGGAATCAGTGAGCGCTTGCAATCTGAGACCCGATTTCTTAAGGGTGATGGGTTCGTGCTGGAACAGGGCTTTAATCAGAACGCCAGTGAGGCTCAGATGCAGAGTGGATTCAATCGGGCTTTCTCCCGCAATAGTTATGTGTCATATGCCGCTCAATGTGTTTATCTTAATGACAATCAAGCGTTCATTGAAAAACCGGAAGGGCGGTCCAAGTATCTCGCCACTCTGCGGTATAATGGCACGGAGTATGGCGTCAGAGAATTTGCTGAGGCTGGTATCATTTATTGCGATGATAGACCTGATGGAACATACCCGAGTAAAATCAGCGTCACCACTGAGGACCATAGTGTAAACTACGTAATGCTGAGAAGAAATGATATGTTCCTAACTAATCTGAGATTCTATTTTGAGCGTGGTTGCTTCCGCTTCAAGAATCTTAAGTGCAAGGAAGCTGTGTTAAAAGCTTTGTCTTACTAAGGTATCTGCCGAAGCGTGCTACACTGCATCCCACGGGAAGCACAGTTGAAAGATACTGCCGTGACGATGAGACGGATAGCTTACCGCTTTGTTAGCCACTTCGGTCGCAGATATAGAGAGACCAGAGGATTTCCTCTGGTCTCTTGCTTTATGATAAATAGGTTAAGTAGGTGATGAGGGATGCCATGGAACAAATTAGGGCTAATGTGTTGTATGTTCCCGGCTCATCTTTGGAGAACTTTTGGTCGATGATGAAGAATACTATTCCTAGGCAGGCGTAGGAGATGCACATGAAAGCATTTATAAGTCGCATTTCTGGCTCACCTTATCAGTATTTGTAATGGGGCACTTACCATCATGATACTTGTCTTTGCAACGTTTGCAGAAAGCGGCGTGGGAATCCTTGGGATAGTTGGTGGTGTTTACTTTGATTTCTTTAACCTTTTTCATTCTACAGGCTCCTCCCAATATGCCTTTCGGCAAAGATAACAGTCGCTGTAACAGCTACAACAAGCTTTATAATCGAATGATTCATCATAGTCGCAAGGCTTAACCTCAGGTATGCCTGGGCATATAGCAGAACGCTTACAGTCAGGATTGCGCTCAATGAACAGTTCTCCTTTGGTCTTACCCGGATGTTCTCTTTCCCAACGCTCAAGGAAAGACACGGTATCCACCATGAGCGCAACACTCATATGTTCAGGTGCACTATCAAAGAGGCAGGTTTCACCGCCAATTTCACATACACAACAACTTTCTACGTGTTTACAATATCTTTTTGCTGTTTTCAACATTTTTAATGCGTCCATAATTTACCTCATTTCATATGTTGTGTCTGTCAGTAGTACTCCACCACGAATTCTCTTTGGTCTAAGTTTACCTGGCACTCGTAAACCTATCGTGAAATCTTCTAACGTTCTTTTTACTGAGACAAACTGTCGTTCTTCTTCTGGGAGATTTACTAGTTGTTCCTCTGTTGGCCCTTCCATAGACATCAAAAATAGTTTCTTGCAGTGGTCCGGCATACCTGCACATTTGACATTATAGTAAGGGCGGTCAATTGGTTCACAGTCTTCGTGCGTTACGTGTTCTACATAAGTTTTTTGGCGAATAAAGTAGCCGTCATCCCAACAACTTTCCAGTTTCCAGCAACAGAAGTTCTTGGGATGAACATTGATACCCTTGATTTCGGTGGGCGGAAGGTCACAATGGATGGAATCAGTGTCGGCATAAATGAAGCCTGGTTGGTCTATTCCGTGATAGTTCATCTGTGCGGCACGAATTGTAAAGTTTCTGGCGTAACTGGTGATTGCGGAACCTACAGCAATATACCCAGGTTTTTTGTCATTTGCTACGATGGTATTAAAGCCTAGGCTTCGGTCTTCTTTAACATAAGCTATCTTGAAATTGCTGTTGGGGCTACTAGCCATTTTACCGTAGAGGTTATTAAGGAATAGTTTTGCGAGTTCTCGTTTGGCTCCTTTGCTGTTTAGCTTGATTTCTTTGTACTTGTTAATATAGTCATCGAATATTCCTATTTTTGAATCGAAGTAACACCCGTCTAGAATTTCAAAGTTTACTAGTTCATAGTGCTCCTTGAATAGCTTGAAGTCTACCATTGTCATTGTGAGTGTCAAAGTAGCTTTCCGAAGGTTGCCATGAAAATCATAATAGCTATCGTAGTAGTTGCCATCTTCTCGGTTCAGGACATCAGAGGTTTCAAGCATTTCAGTCATCTTATATAATAGACTATTCTTGACTTGGATGAAGGGCAATTTACCCGGGCGAATGTAGAACTGAGTGCGGAATCGCACAAAGTAAAACTTTCCCTGTTGTATAGCCTCCTCTGGTATCTGGTCTCCCTTCCAGAAGGTTGGGAAACCAATGGGATATGAATTCCCACTTTCACTCGACATCATGGATGGGTAAAGGGAGTTCACATCTGCTGTGGTCCCGTTGTGCTTTATCTGGTTCTCTTTGCCTTTTACTAGGTAGCACCACCCGCCGTGATAGCTGTTGCGAATGTATTCGCCAGCATTCTCGGCCCCATATTCCTCGCTGAGAGGAATTTGATAGAGGTCAGGGAACATTACCTCATACTTCTTGGTGCCTATTGATTTCTTGTATTCATGAAGGCAACAGGAGCCAATGGTGAGTTTCTTGTGACCCTCGCTGAACATGATTTCCAAGGCTTCCTTGATTACTAGAACATCATTTGCAATGTAACGCTGTTCCTCTTCGGTTATCTCACAACCCGCGTACCGAAATCCTTTATATTCCATGTCAAGCTTCTTGTGCTTTGTAGCAAAGGATTGACCAATACGTTTGACGGAAAACGGTAGTAGCTTGAGAGAATCACGAAATTCTATATAGTGCCCTCCTACTTTTACAGTGATTCTGTACCATTGCCCAAGACCAGCTATGCTGTAGGTCACGGTGTTGTTAGGCATTTTTGTGCGTTCTAGAAAACGCTGGGTGCCATCATCTGAGTAATCAAGCGCTTGCTGAAATCCAAGGTCAACCAGGAAATAGCTGAGCCAAAATGAACCGTCGAACTTTAGGTTGTGGTAATAGACAATTATATTGCTGTCTAGGGATTTAAAATATTCAAAGGTTTCTCCGATACTGTGGTGGATATGCACGTCATCACTAAATAGTTCTACACACGCACTCGCCCACACTTCGGTATCTTGCTGTCCTTCATAGACTGTAGTTTCAAAGTCTCCAACAAAATACCGGTTGTTTGATGCCCTCATGCTTCATATTGTTCTGCAAGGTCCAGGCTATCGAGGATTTCTTCGCTGTTGAGATTTTCGCCCTTTATAATGCGGGCCATTGCTTGAATGTCAATCTGGAAGTCCTCTTCTTTTGAATCCCCGTAAATAATTTGCTCTGCGAGGTCTACAACCTGGGCGGCGGCTTTCTCAAAGCGGTAGGCGATGGTTGCTCTACCATATAGCATGATTTGAGTGTTTAACATGCCCTCTAACATGTTCTTGTGCTTGCGATGAAGTTTTTCCTGCCAGTCTGTCCAGATGTTTCCGTCTGGAAACCGTGCAATTAGTTCTTCAACGGTGGCAAGAACAGAATCGACAATAGAGGGAGGTCCTTTCCGGGGGGCTTGCGGGGTAGTGGGCTTCTGTTGAGGGGGCATGGAGGCTTGTTTCCTTGCCGCCCTACTTCGTTCAAGCTTGCGCCCCTCTACACCAGAGATAATCCGAAAATCATCGGTTTGGTAGGAGGCTTTCTTGTAGAGTGTTTCTGGGGTGATTTTCTTTAGTTTTTGTACGCTTGCTTTGGTAATTTTCTTTGAGCGAGGTGGTAAGATTTTTAGGTTAAAAATAAAGCCTCTCTTTTCTGCGGCTTTGATGAATCTGTTTATTCGGCGTAACTCTTTGTTGTATGCTTGTTCTGCTGGGGTCAGTTTACGTTTTTTCGCCATGCTGTAGCCCTCCTTTTATATTGAAAGGAGGACCAGGATTCTCTCCTGGTCCTCCTTGTAGGGAGAGAACTTAGATAACAGTGCAGGTAATGAACTGCTTGCCCTGGAAGTTTTTGGAATCAACCTTGTAGCAGTCAAGGGCAAAGTCCTCTCCGGTCTCAGCCATCTCAGCAACGATGTCTTCCATGCTGGTCAGGAAGCTCTCGGAACCGGTGACATAGGCTTTGCCAGCCCGGTCCACGATGACAACCTTACGATAGTCTTTGTTCTGGTTCTTGGTCTTCTCGTTATGGACCTCCATGACCACGTGATAGTCGTAGTCAAGCATGAAATGCGTGTCGCCCTGGATAATGTCGTCAAGCTGGGCGGCGTTAGTGAAGTCCTTGATGCGGATTTTTTCCTTGGCAGTAAGTTCCTTGCTGGCAGTGATGATTTTGACAGAATAGCCTTCCATGTTAGTACTCCTTTTCGTTTTTTTAGTTTAGGTTAGTGTGACCAAAAAATATGTTAATAGCTCTCCCGTTGAGCTAGTAACCGCTGATGCTTACTCCTCGTCGTTGGACTTGGTGTAGTCCTTGCGGGGAGGAAGAACCTCTGCGGCGATGATGAACTCTTCCTCGGGCATACCATAGAGGGTTTCAACGACCTGGGAATGGACGATGTGGACGGCCTTGCGCTCATCGTTGTCGATGAGGGCGGAAACCTTCTTCATCATGGTCTTTTCGTCCTTGTAGGTGCGAGGGAGGGTCACATCCATGTTGAAGGGTTCGGACTTGATGAGGTCAAGGCAGAGGACGGAGACCTCAGTGGTCATGATAGTGCGTGTTACCATGTTCTTGCTCATTGTTGTTTTACCTACCTTTCGTTTGTTTGGTTGTTTTAGTGCGGGCGGCAGTCGGTTGGTCCGGCTGTCGCCCATCCAAGTAAGTTGGCCTGTGGCCCATCCCGGAGTTGAACCGGGCGAAGCAATCCCGCAGGGCCATACGGCTGACGGGGAGGCAAAACCCGCCAGCCATTTAGGAGGGGGTGCATACATGGCTTCTAATCTTGGCTACACTAAGATTGTATCAGAAAAACAGGGATTTGTCAAGCTTTAAGTGATAAGTTAAAAAATTAACTATCGGGGGTATTCGGGCATTTTGTGAAATTTTTAACTATCGGGGTATATCCGCAAATTCCACAAGGTTTTCAACAGCGGCGGTCCAGAGCGTTCGCTATGCGGTACAGGTTGTCGTTAATTTTGGTTAGGATTTTGATAAGTTCGTACATTAGCGCTTTTCTCCTTTCTGGACTAGTAAATCATTGATATGCTTGTTAAGCCTGTTTAGGTCTCGACAAGGTCGCTTATATGCGCATTCGGAACAATCCCAAGTGCAACCGGAGAAATGGGTTAAAGCAGTTTCCAGAGCGGCGGAAAGAGTTGCGAGGTCTTCTGTGGTGTATTTGGACGCATATAAGGCAATCATAGTTCGATACCTCGCTTGTTGAGTTCTTTTGTGATTTGGTCTCGTGCGTTTACTAGCTGGGTGCAGGTATAGTGACGAGAACAAAAACGACATTTACTGTCACATGCGTCTTCCTCGGCCCGGCATTGTCGGGCCGCTCTGGTGAGATAACGGTGAAGTAAGCGGAGTTCATATTCTGTGATTTCAGAGGGCGGGATAAATTTAAACATCGTTAGACCTCAGCTTTCGTCGTAATTGCGCCATTTCGGCAAGGATTTTAAAACATTGCGCCTGAGAGGGGCAATCCGGGCAGTGCGGATTGTTGCATTGCAGAGCAAACCAGGCGAGACCTAGCTCTTTTAGCCGGGTTTCTGGGTCCATTATATACGCCCCTCTCTGTGGAGAATTTCCCAGGCTTGATAGGCTTCGGCGATGGTTGGGCGCTTAATTGGCTTGCGGCACATGGTTACATAAGAAACGGACGGGGCTTTCAACATACGTTTACAGGTGTCAAAGGCAGAGTTGAAGTCGTAGAACGGGTACTCACGGGGCCCGAAGTGGGCCCAGTGAATTGTTACAATGTATTCGTAGTTGTTCATAATTATACCTCCGTAATGTTGAGCAATTCGGCATTTTCTAGAAAGTGCTGAATGGTGATTCCATAGAGTTTGTCGGTGGTTTTGAGAATGCGATGGAAGACGTATTTCTCTGTTGCGAAAGCGTAGTTTTCCTGGATGTAGTCACCAGGATATTTCATTTCGCTCATGTTCGGAATGTCAATGTCTACCTTGCGAACCTCTGCGGTCTCCGTGTCCATGAAAACTGCCTCAACGGTGGTGATGCGGATGGTTCTTGTAATAAGCTTTTCCTTTGCCATTTTGCTATTCCTCCTGTTTGATTTGTTGTTCGGTTTCCCGGACGCCCTTATGGGCGTTTCGTCTCAATTTTCAGAGACTCGTCAGCGGGATTTTGTGCCTATCAATATTCCACCACTTCGTGCATAGATAATGTTATACCATTTCTTTTGCCCCAATAGAGGTTTAAACGGGCTAATGACGTGTACCAAAAGGAAACCTGTTGCCAAAAGCGCATTCCGTCATCCGTCATTAGAGCCGCATAGCCCATATCTTTATGATACATAACCTTGTATTTTCTCATTCTGTTTTACCTCTTTTCTGTTAGTTGTTAGTGGCTTTATCATTTGCCTTTTTTGTTGTACTCGTGCTCACTTTATGTCTTTTAGGGGCTCTCCCCCTTTCCTTGATTATATGATACTACATTTAACAATAAATTGCAAGCACAATTTTGCAGTTTGTTGTGTTTCTATGTTTTGCACAAATTGTCTATGGCTACGTTGTGCATTTTGTTCCATATTAACCGGGCTAATGGGGTTAATAGAAAAGGCGAAATATCAAATACTCTATT